GTCATGGCGGCGGCAAAGGCGGCATACTGTGACGAATTTATCCAGAGATTGCCGGACGGTTATCAGACTGTCCTTGGAGAGAACGGCAGCACGCTTTCTGGTGGTGAGCGTCAGCGGATTTCCATTGCCCGCGCGCTGCTGAAAGATGCCCAGATCATTCTTCTGGACGAGGCAACCGCATCCCTTGACCCGGAGAACGAGGTTTTAATCCAGCGGGCCATTGCAAAACTGGTGGAGGGCAAGACGGTCATTATGATTGCTCACCGGCTTCGTACCGTTGTGGATGCCGACCAGATCATTGTCCTCGACAATGGAAAATTGGTGGAATGCGGCACACATGATGAACTGATGAAGAAAAAAGGTTTGTATCACAAGTTGTTCTACATCCAGCAGGAGAGCCTTGGCTGGGCGGTATAACCTTTGAGGATAGGAGGTCCTATGAAGATTCATGCGTCCGGGGAGGATTATCTGGAGGCTGTGCTGATACTCCAAAAGAAACAAGGCATGGTCCGCTCCATTGACCTTGCCCGGCACATGGGCTTTAGCAAACCGAGTGTCAGTCATGCGGTGGGCGTTTTGAAAAGCGGCGGTTTTCTGACTGTGGATGATGATGGATTCCTCCATCTGACCGCCATAGGTCTGGGGATTGCCGAGAAAATCTATGAACGCCATTTGTTTTTTACAGAGCAGCTTGTTTTTATGGGAGTTGATAGGAATATCGCCGAACAAGACGCCTGTCGAATTGAGCATGTTATCAGCGATGAGTCGTTTCAAAAATTGAAAGAGACTTTAGAGAACGAAAGAGGTGGTGACAGCATGGGAAATTAGCAGTGCTTGACTTGTCAGAGTCCGGTGGAGATATTGCCGAGAAGCTGTTTGTCTTACTTGATGAAAAACAGCAAAAAGAACTGACTTCTTATGTTATTACCAGAAATATACAGGATTGTTCTTTTTCCGGCAGTCTTCCTGATGTCTTCAACAACTCTCCTGCACAGGCAGATTCTATACAGACATTAACAGAAATCCGGGACGGCGATTTGTATTTCTGCCTGGAAGGGAGAACGGTATGTATCCGCGATCAGGAAATTGATCTGACTGCTAAAGAGTTTGATGCTCTCCATCTTCTGATTATCAATCGGAGGCGGGTACTGACTTTTGAAACCATCGCTTACCATGTGTGGGATGAGGATTATATAGATGTCACGGCGCAGGCCATCCATAATCTTATGAGCCGATTGCGTCAGAAACTTCAAATCTCCCCTGATGTGCCAGAATACGTAACCAGCGTTCGTGGTGTTGGATATAAATTTAATTCTCAAAAAGTCAATAATAAAAAATGAGAATATTGGAGTATTCTGAAAGACAAGTACAAGGAAGCTGATAGTTATACCTTATATAATGTCCCCAAAGAAACAGATTGGGGGAAATATTCACACATATTGACTGATCTGTTTATGTTCCCCCAGATATGGGGGCGAACATGTGCATTGGGAAAGTCTTATATTTCCACAGGAAACGACAACGATATAATCAAATATATTTTTGTGCCGCAGCTCAAAAGGCTGCGGCGCTTTTTGTATCGACATATTTTTATCTTTTCTCCCCGCAATCATCAAATTGTTCCATTTGGCGCGCACCTATAGCAAAACAGGTACGCGCTTTTTTCTTATCTGCGGATCATACAAGCCTTCCGGCTGCCTGTGTTACAGAAGGCTGTCCGGGATGCCGCTCCCCGCCCTCTGATTTCGATTTTGCTTATCCACTCAAACAAATTGAAATTGGAGGAAATACCCATGAAAGAAATCAATCTGCGGGACTATTACCCGTTTTATACATCGGATGTGATCGTTGAAGTGCCGGATGAAGTCGCTTTGCTGCTTCGGGAGTATACTTTGCTGGAAGAAGCGTACCGGATTCGTACATACCGTTATCAAGCATTTTATTCCCTGGAAGGACACGAGGGCATAGAGAGGGATGCGCTGATGGACCAGCCCACACCAGAGGAAATTTTAGAACAGCAGCAGACGTCGGAACTGATTTTCAAAGGATTGTCTGCCTTGTCGGAGAAACAGCGCCATCGAATTTATGAACACTTTTTCCTCGGTATGAGCAAAGCTGATATCGCCAGGAAGGAGGGCTGCTCTGAAAACTCTGTAAAAGACAGTATTCGTCGTGGCCTTAGGAGTCTGGAAAAATATTTTGAAAAAAAATTATAAAAGGCCACGTCGTTTTACCCGAAAAATGTACTACTTAATAGAGGGACATATTCGGTAGGACAAGCCTGACGGGTGTGGCCGTGCAGCATGCTCTCCGGCCCGCCCTAACTGAAATACTGTCATAACTGCCACGCCCCTCGCCTGCTCCTTGACAACCGAATATACGCTGTTACAGGTACTTCATTCTGTGTTCCGAGCGGCAGATGGGACGGCGCGGAGACAGGCAGCCGAGGAGGTGATGAATCAGGCTGTCCGAGCGATCAACGTAACCCACAAAACCGGCTGTGGCAGGCCGGGCGCGATGACGGCGCAGATCATAATGGTACTTCTTCACGGCTCCCTAAAGACTTGGGGAGAGTTCCTGCGGCGTTTGCTTGCTCTGGCAAAGCGGCGGCGTATGCGGGGCTATGATGCGGCAAAGCTGACCGCAGCCTGTAACAGCCCCAGCTTTGTATATTCAGGGCTTGCCGGGGGTGCGTGGCAAATACGGCAGACAGAATCGAAATCAGATACAATGGGCCGGATTTATGTGCTTAGTAGCCGTGGGTCCGGCCTATTCATGTGGTTTTGATAACCAGGAATTTTCAGGAAGGAGCTGATATTATGGAACACACGCCTGCTGTTGGCGGAACCGATACATTGGTAGACATTCGGGATGTTACGGTTGACAGGGAGCTTTCCCGTGAGGACCGGATTGCAGAATTTGTCCGACAGATCAAAAACCCTTACCGTTTCAAGTGCGGACAGTTTACCGTCCACGCCAGTTTTGCTTCCGGCGGCGCCACGCTGGAGGAATGTATCAAAGGAATCCTGCGGTAAGCCGGATATTTTTCAGTAAGGGGCTGACTTTCCCGCGAGGTCGTGGTAGAATAGAAATCGGAAAAGGAATTGAATACGGCATAGCCACACTTCTTGAATTGCGGGGATTTTTCTGCGCAAAGAAAGGAGTGTTTTTTTATGCAGGTTTACAAGACCATTAAGTACATCCGTCTTTCTTATACGGATGACAAATCAGTGGAAAGCGACAGCGTTGCCAACCAGCGGCGGCTGATCGACGACTACATTGCCAGGCATCCGGAAATTGAGGTTGTTGCGGAAAAGATTGACGACGGCTACAGCGGCGTTCTTTTTGACCGTCCGGCCTTCCAGGAAATGATGCGGATGATCGAGCAGGGCGAGGCCAACTGCGTAATTGTAAAAGACCTTTCCCGCCTGGGACGCGAATACATAGAAACTGGCCGTTATATGCGCCGGGTGTTCCCGGCTTACGGCGTCCGTTTTATCGCCATCAATGATAACGTGGACACGGAAACCGATGCTGCCGATGACCTTACCGTCTCTGTCAAAAATATTATGAATGAGGCATACAGCCGGGATATTTCTGTAAAGACCCGGAGCGCCCTGGATGTGAAACGCCGCAGCGGTGATTTTGTCGGAGCCTTTACCATTTACGGTTATGTAAAAACCGGCGATAAGCATAAAAGTCTGGAAGTTGACGAATATGCGGCGGGTGTGGTGCGGGATATTTTCAGAAAGCGTCTGGAAGGGTTTAGCGCTTCCCATATTGCGGATGAACTGAACCGGATGGGCATACTTTCCCCACTGGCATATAAACGCAATCACGGGATGCCCCATGCAAAAGGCGGCTATACGGATCGCAAGGACTGTAAATGGTCTGCGACTACCATTATCCGTATTTTGCAGGATGAAACCTACACCGGAACGCTGGTACAGGGAAAGCAGACGACGCCCCACTTCAAGCTGAAAGAGCGTGAGGACAAGCCTTCCTCCGAATGGGTCCGTGTGGAGGATACCCACGAGGCAATTATCCAGAAACATGATTTTGATCTGGTGCAGAGGCTCCGAAGGATTGATACCCGCACCTCTCCAAAGTCAGATAAGGTCTACCTGTTCTCCGGCATTTTAATCTGCGGGTGCTGCGGTTGCCGCATGACCCGCAAGACGAACCGTTACAAGGACAAGGAATACCACTACTACTATTGCCCGACCGGAAAGAAAAATGGCTGTACTTCCTCTGTCATGTTAAAGGAAACAGACTTGATCGAGTGTGTGCAGGACAGCTTGAAAGGCCATATTGAAAATGTAGCTTCCCTGGATGCTCTGCTGTCCAGTATTAGTCAGGAGCGGATCAACCGGGAACTGGTTCAGGAATATACCGCGCAGATCAAGGCAAACGAAAGGCAGCGGGCGCAGATCGAGGGATTCAAGACAAAGCTCTATGAGAACCTGGTAAGCGGGATTCTCACCAAAGAAGAATATCTTTCCTATAAGCGGAAATACAATGCCGACATTGAACTTCTGCAAAAGGCGATTGACGAATGGGAAGAACGCCTGACGGATGTACTGGAGAACCGCAGCGAGCGGAACCGCTGGATCAACCATTTCATGCAGTTCTCCACAATGGAAGAAATTGACCGCCGTGCGGTCATGCAGCTTATCCGCAGTATCCGGGTAATCGGCAAGGACGAGCTGCATATTGAATTTAACTATCAGGATGAATATAAAAAGGCCGTCGCACTGGCGGAGCAAATCGCGGAACAGGCCGCAGAAAGGAAGGCAGGCTAAATGGCAAGAAAAAGCAGGAAACAGACGGAATCTCCCATGCCGGCGCCGTCCTTATATGTATATGTGGCACTGTATATCCGGCTTTCCGTGGAGGATAACAAGAAACGGGGCTGCTCCGTGGAGAACCAAAAGCTGGTGCTGAATGATTTTCTGGCGGACAAACCGGATTTTGTAGTCTATGACACATACATCGACAATGGACTGACGGGTACAAATTTCCACCGCCCCGGATTTCAGCAGATGCTCTCTGATATTGAAGCGGGCCATATCAACTGTGTGATCGTTAAAGACCTTTCCCGGCTTGGACGCAATTCTATTGATACCGGCTATTATATTGAGCAGTATTTTTATGCGCATAATGTCCGTTTTATTGCGGTCACGGACCAGTTTGACACGGCGGACCCCGGCAACCTTCACGGCGGCATTATGCTTCCCCTGAAGAATATGATAAATGAAGCCTATTCTCTGGATATTGGAAGAAAGATCAAGGCACAGGCAAGACAGGCCATGAAAGACGGCGATTATATTGGCGCACGGGCACCCTATGGCTACCGGAAAGACCCGGATAACTGCCACAAGCTGCTGATCGATGAGAATACGGCTCCTGTCGTGAAACAGATTTTTGAATGGGCTTATGAGCGCGTAGCGTTGAACCGTATCGTCCGTAACCTCAATGAAATGGGGATTGCGGCGCCAAGCCACTACAAAAAATCCACCGGTGAAATCACCAGCCCCGGCCTGATTGGGAGCGGCAAATGGCAGACCCGCACGGTAATGAAGATTTTAGAAAGCGAAGTTTATACCGGCGATCTGGTGCAGGGCAAAACAAAGATGGTGGACCACCAGCAGGTCAAGGCTGACGATGACAACCTGATTATTGCCAGACGCACCCATGAGCCGATTATCAGCCATGAACTCTTTACTGCGGTACAGGAATACCGGAAACAGGTCTGCGAGGAAAGCCGGGCGGTCCCCAAACGCCCCTATACCCCGAATATTTTCAAGGGTAAGGTATTCTGCGCCGACTGTGGCAGGAGCCTCCACCGGCAACGGGCGGAACGTAAAAAAGGCCCGGATATTTACTGGTTCCATTGCCTCACGAACAGCCGTGTGGCGAAAGATACCTGCAAAGGCGTGATGATGCAGGAGACAGAGCTGATTGCAACCGTCACCACTATTTTAGAAAAAGAGCTGTCCGTTGCTTTGGGTATGTCCCTTCCTCTCTTTCAGTTGGAGGCAAGGCAGAAACAGAAAAAAGACGGGCTGAAATCCCAAATGTCTGCCAAACGGCAGGAAATAGAGAAACAGCGGCGTTTAATCCGGGGGCTGTATGAAAACTTCGTACAGGGCATTTTAACCAGCGATGAATATTTTGAACTGAAAGCAGGTTATGAGGAATCTATCACTGTCCTTTCCGGCGATATTGAGGCGCTTGAAAAAGATATGGATGCCCTGGATGACCAGCTTGTACGCTACCGTGCAATGGAAAAAGACGCAAAATCACTGGCTCAGGACCATGTATTGACGGCGGAACTGATTGAACGGCTGATTGAGCGGATTGAGATCGACCATGAGCGGAATATCCGTGTTTTTTTCCGGTTTAAGAGTGAATTTCAGGGGGAGGCGGTAAAATGAAGCAGAAATATGTGATTGCCCTTTATATCCGCCTGTCTGTGGAGGACTTCAAGACGGAAAGTTTGAGTATTCCCAACCAAAAGCTGCTCCTTCTGGAAAAGGCCATGTCGCTGCAGGAATGGGATAACAGCGAAGTCCTGGAATTTGTTGATAACGGCCATACAGGAACCAACTTTGAACGTCCCGCGGTACAGGAGCTTTTGACAATGGTGCAGGCCGGGAAAATTGACTGTATCATTGTGAAGGACCTTTCACGGTTTGGCCGCAACAGCATTGAGACCGGCTATTTCATTGAGCGAGTGTTTCCGCTTTACCATACCCGGTTTATTTCTGTCAGCGACGATTTTGATACCGCCAATTTCAAAGGAGATACCGGAGGGATTGACATTGCCTTTAAGTATCTTATCAGTGAGTGTTACAGCCGGGATATGTCCATGAAAACGAAAAGCGCCAAATACGCAAAGATGCGCCGGGGCGAGTATCAAAGCGTCATTTGTCCTTATGGCTACCGTAAGAGCGCAGACGGGCGTATGGAACCGGACGAGGAAGTGTCAGAAATTGTCCGGCAGATATTTGAATGGGCAGCCGACGGCAATACCGCCGCAGAGATCACGAGGAAACTGTACGCCATGAAGATTCCTACGCCTGGAGAATACCGGAGGAATAAAGGCAAAGATCACTACAATGTTTCCCGAACGCATGGCGTCTGGAACAGTTCAACGGTGCTGCGGATGCTGGCGGACCAACGGTATATCGGCACCTATGTGATCGGTAAGCGCAAGGTACAGGAGATTGGCAGCCGCCGCATGAAATTGAAGGATGAAAGCGAGTGGTTCAAAATCCCGGATCACCACCAGGCAATCGTAAGCAAGGAACTGTTTGAGAAAGCCAATGCTTCAATTAAGCGGTTCTCCCTTCCCAATAAAAAGCAGCGTGACTACCTTCTCCGTGGAAAGGTATTCTGTGGATGTTGCGACCATGCCATGTCACTCAGAAATGATGTCTGGTTTTACTGCCGTCATTCCGAAGTGGCAGAAAATCTTCCTTGTCACGGGGTAAGGGTAAAAATGGTTGATCTGGAGCAGGCGGTTTTTGAGATAATCCGGGCGCAGATGTGTCCGGCGCTGGGAATTGACAGCAGCAAAGACAAGCTGGATTTGCAGACGGTTCAGCAGGCCGAGCATGAAGATAAGCTGCACTCTATCCAGGACAGTAAACGGCAGCTCTATGAACAGTATGCGCTTGGAGAGATTGACCTGGAAACCTACAGGGAGCGGAAAGCGGTATATGACGCGGAACTGGTGCAGGCAAAGAATGTCCATGCCGCTATTACCGCACAGACCAAACAGATACAAAGCGATTACGAAGCAAGACTGAAACAGCGTGAAATCGTTCAGGAAGTAGACAGTGCCGGCACTCTGACGCAAGCCCTGATTGACCGGCTTATCAATAAGGTCTATATCTTTCCGGGAGACCGGATTGAGATTGAATATGTTACGCAGGACTTCTTAGCAACTGCGGAACCGTGAAAGGAGGCATGAGCCATGAACGCCGTATGGAACAGCTACGGGCAGCTATGCGGTTGCCCGGAAATTTTCAAAAAAAGTTGCAAATTTTTTTGTCGTGAGCTTGACATACGGGTGTCTTAGATCGTGGAATCTTATATGCGGGAGATTATATTTTCTCAATAGGTCTCCGAATTTGTGCGATATATATGACGGGTCATACATTGCGCCATTCGCCCATTTGAAGATATAATCATTCTCCACATAGGTGTCTCCAAAGAACTCTCTGTTCTTCTGTTCCTCTTCTTTGAGCTGAAGCAGTAGCTCTCTAATTTCAGAAAACAGCGGAAACGACCGATAACTTGATTTATTTTTGGTTTTGTCTTTCTCGACAACCTTGGTTGACATAGAGACCGTGTGACGTATAAGGATAGTATTTGTGTCAAAATCAATGCTTTGCCACTGTAGACCCAAAACCTCACTGCGCCGCAGTCCATACATGACTGTAGTTTGGATGAGCGGATGCAAAGGCTCGTCCTTTATGGTCTCAAGCAGAGTGTTAATTTCACTGGCATTATACCACTCATACTCCCGTCTCTCAAGTTTTGGGAGACGCACGAGTTCACAGGGATTAGACCTTATGAGCTTATGCCGCATAGCCTCCTTAAAGGCAAGCTGAAGAACATTCTTGTGCAGACGAAGGGTTTTAGGTGATAGACCGCCATTCCCATCTTTTCTGCCGTGGGTCGCCTTATAGTCAAAATATTGCTGTATATTGTCAAGGTTGGCATAAAAGCGAGGTTGAAATCGTAGCCTCGCTTGAGCGGGAAATCCGCGCTGCTATCACAGACGGTTTCCAGACTTTCATCTCCGGTATGGCCAGAGGTGTTGACATCTGGGCTGCGGAGGTCGTCCTTCGTCTACGGGACAATGGCTCTCCGATTCATCTGATTGCCGCAAGCCCCTATCAGGGCTTTGAACGTGCATGGTCGCCAGCGTGGCAAAGTCGCTATGCTTCGGTTCTGGTCGGTGCCGATATCGTCCGTTTTGTTTCTCTGCAGTATGATCGTGGCTGCTTCCAACGCCGCAATGAATGGATGGTCGACCACGCTGGCCGTGTGATCGCCGTGTTCAACGGCGAGAAGGGCGGTACGAAAAATACGATTGATTATGCTGATCGGCAGAATGTCCCCGTAATCTATATTCCATAAAATCCGCACTTACAGAAACACCTCGCAGCCATTGTGACTGCGAGGTGTCATTCTTCCTATTTTATTATTGAGTCATCTTGTAAAGCACTTTTTCAAGGCAGTCTCTACTATTCCTCAAATCTACAGTCTGATTGCTGCCGGGAGCTGTTATCGTAGACGCGTACCTGTAAGTGTTAATGTAAGTGTTGTATAGATGCTTTTCATAATCTCCGGCTGGTGCCGATGATGTGCTAGACGGCTGCGACCAAGACCATCCACCAATCGCAGCATATACGAAACTATCGATAACGATTCCGGATAGGTGATAGCTACTGAAGAAACTATCTCGAATATACCGCATGTGTTTGCATGTATCAAACAGGAGTCCATAATCTGAATTGTTTTTGCTACGCATGGCCTCTTGCTCCGCTTTTGGATTGGTAGAACGCCAATTTCCTCCCATATTTGTGTCTGGGTATTGGTATGTTACATTTTCATACCAATCCGAACTGACGAATGCAGGTAACACCTCAAATTTTATCCCATCGGTAAACGAGATCTCTACTACTTGACCATCGGCGCGTACATCCGTTCGAGGGTACGACGTTTGAATTGCGCTCTTAACTACTTGAAGGAGACGCGACTGGCCGTTTCCCTTGTAAATATCAAACCGGTCATATTCTGATTTCGGAAGCTCTACCAGCATGTCAATATCACTGGTATCAACTGCTGTTCCACGGCCATAAGATCCAACGTATAAGCTATGGGAGGTTTCGCTCGTTGAATTCCAGAACTCTCTATTAACTGCCTTTGTAATTGTTTTATATCTGGTGGAAATAATCATCCTTGTATCCATCGGGATTATTTCACCGTGCTTTGATACATGATAACTCATTTTTTCCCTCCTTTTTGCAATGCCGGGGGAAGGTATGAATCAATTTCTTCCTCCGAAAAGGTGTTATCTTCAGTGACCTGCAGGGCATCTTTCGCCATATCTACAGCTTGATCAGTTGTCGTGGGTACAGCCATGTATATCTCATTTGCTTTATCCATCAATTTACGGTATCCTTCTTCCAGCTCAGATACTGATTTTTCCTTCAACTTAATGGATGTTAGCAGGCATGTAATTTCATTACGCACAATCAGTAGCTTGTTTGCTGCTTCCTTGTGCGCCTTAGCCAGTGTATTCAAATCAAACGACTTGAAGTATGCCGCAATGAATACTGTGACAAAGGATAAAACGGCTGATGCGATTTTTATCCAAAGCTGATCGGCAAAAATGGTGGATAGAATGCCGACTGACGTCAGAGATGTACAGGCGATGTTCACAGTTTCCATCTGTTTAAACTGCTTTTGATAAATATCTGCTTGTTTCTCTTGAATCTTATGCGACCATACAGCACGAGCAAACATGTCGCGAGCAGCGTCTTCTAAAACGGAATATTGTTCTTCCATTCAGTGCCTCCTACACTATATTATTTTGTGCTGCCATTACGCAGCAATAACAACCGCGTTTTCTTTTACTTTGTTGATCGCGGCTAACAACGCTGCACGTGTACGGGCATCAAAGAGCTTTACAAAGCTGATCGGCTTGTCAAATGGCGGATTCTGCAGCTCGGTAACATTCTCCATATACCCATTCTGCTCGATGTGGTTAATGATCTTATGCACAAAAGAGATCTGCTTCTGGTTCAGCGACTGGTCGTTTATGAACTGCGAAAAAGCCTGCATTGCTGCTTCGTGATCCAGCTTGGCGATTTTACGGATCAGCAAACCAAACGGCGTATCACCATATTCTCTTTCGTAGTCTTCCTTGCTGCCCAATTCGCTTGTCAGCACATGCTCCAGCTCGCGGTAATCCGCAGCAGAGAGGGGGATGTTGTGTGTTAGCTTATAGATGGCAAGCGCATTTCCATTTTCGTTGACGTAGCGATTGACCTTGGCACGATAGTCTTCGAAATCGTACCCCGGCTCCATCGGGTCGCCTTCTTTCTGATCTATAATCGGGTCAGATAACCGAGTTATAATCGGCTTTCGAGGGTCAACGTCATTCAGAAACTTTATCAGCTCACGGAGCTCCTTCCGCACCCGCTCATACAGCAGAACATCGTTCGCATTCCAGAAAGCGTCTGTGTTGACCTCCTTGATGATCGGCAGTTTTGCTTTAACCTGTGGGATGCTGACCTTACGCTCCAGCAGCGTTCCAATATCGCGGAGCTGTTTCTGTGCATTCTTAAGCGAGGGCATCTGCTCTATCTGGGCAATCACCAGACCGTACATGAAGTTATCGAAGCGCTTTGCAAATTCGTCGTTGTCATCCAAGTGAACGATTGGCGCAATCTGCTGCATAAGTTCACCCTTGTCGCCTTCACTAATGTAGTTGAAAGCCCCGGGTTTCTTATACTTTTCAACGCTTTGTATGTGCAGCCGCACGGCGATGAGATCGGTGTTCAGCGCCAATACCTGAGAGTAGCATGTCTCTACAAGCTCGGATCTCCAGCTCTGATAGTCGTCTCCGGCAAACGCACTTTCCTGAAGCGCCACCGCAATGCGGATCTGCTTCCCAAATATGTTCTCCGACAGCGTCTTCGTCTCGCGGGACTCAAAGTCCTCTTTGTGAGCGCGGAAGTATTCAAAGTTTCCGCAATAGTCAAAGATGAGGAACCGTCTCTTTGCCGTGTATTCGCCGTCAATCTGATCGATGCAGGTGAGCTCCTTACTGAGACGAGTACCACGTCCGATCATCTGCCAGAATTTCGTCTTTGACCGCACCTTTTTAAAGAATACGAGGTTGACGCACTCCGGCACATCGATGCCGGTATCCATCATATCCACAGAAACTGCTATGATCGGGTCTTTCTCTGGAATTTTGAAATCGTCAATGATCGTCTGCGCGTATGTATCATCGCAGATAACACGCTGTGCAAATGTGCCACGGTATTTGGGGTACAGCTTATTAAACCGCTCCAGAATGAACTCTGCATGGCGCTTGTTCTGGGCGAAGATGATGGTTTTACCCAGTCTGTCACCGCCAGCAACACGGATGCCGCGCTCCATCAAATCCTGAAGTACAGTGTCAACGGTTGTCTCATTGAAAACGAACTTGTTCAGCTGTGCTGACGGAATGAAGTCGGGCATCAGACCGTCCTCAATAAAGTCCTCTTCATACCGTTCCTTGTCCTCATCGGAAAGGTCGTCGTATGTGATACCTTCCTCTAAGAACTTTGTCTTTACCTCGTAGTTATAGTAGGGCACGAGCACATGATCCTGATAGACTGCCGTCTCGTAGTCGTATGCATACGTCGGTACGCCGTGCTCCATTTCGAAGAAATCGTATGTATTGCGATCAACGTCCGTTTTGGGTGTTGCGGTCAGGCCGACCATGATCGCATCGAAATACTCGAAAATCGCGCGGTACTTTTTGAATATGCTGCGGTGGCTCTCGTCGATGATGATGAGGTCAAAGTGGGCGGGGGTAAACATGCGCTGCCCATCTTTCGCCTTCATATCGTCTATGGCGTTCAGCATTGTCGGGTATGTCGAGAATACGATCCGTGCGCTCCGGTCGTCCTTATTAGAGCACAGATTGCAAAGAGACATATCCGGCAGATAGTTCTTGAAATCGTCCTTTGCCTGTTTCACCAGCGCCGTGCGATCAGCCAAGAACAGAATGTTGGTGACGTATTTGCCACGACTGAGCACATCGGTAAGGCTTGACGCGGTTCTGGTTTTACCCGTTCCCGTTGCCATGACCAGCAGGTGCTTTCTAAACCCTTGTCCGATATGCTCGCATACAGCACGGATGGCTTCCTTTTGGTAGTAGCGGTCTGTGATCCTGTCATCGATCGGAATGGTCATCAGATCTTTCCTCTCGGTACGACGGTTCATCAGCTTCTGCAGATCGTCTTTGCTGAATATGCCGCTGACTTTACGCTGTGGGCTGCTCTGATCGTCCCAGAAGTAGGTTTCAAAACCATTGGTCGTGAACATTATGGGGCGACGTCCGAATTTTCTCTCCAGACAGTCAGCATACAGCACGGCTTGCTTGCGGCCTATGTTCGGGTCTTTGCTGGATCTTTTGGCCTCCACCACTGCGAGGGGCAGGCCGTCTTTCCCGAACAGCACATAATCCACATATCCCATCTGTCCCAGCACACCAGCCATGCCTTCGACGGGGTACTCTTCCTGAACGTCAGCGTCTGCTCCGGAGAATTTCCAGCCCATCTGCTTCATGTCCACATCGATATAGATTTTGCGGGTCTTAAACTCGGAAAGGTCTGCTGCGACAAAGGTGCGCTCCTGCTGGTGCTGCTCCTTTGTTGCGGTGATCTGCTCGGACATCTGCTCGATCTTTTTACGCAAAGCCTCAATCTCTGCGTCCTTCTCACCGAGCAGACTCTCTTGCTCTTTTATTTTCTTGGTGTCAACGACGACCTTTTCAGTCGGAATCAGTGCCTCATCGAACTGCCGCTCTTCATAGTCGGCACCATAGCAATAGTCCACCCACTGGATAAACTCAAAGAGTCCCTGCAGGGAAGCGAGGGCGTCGCTGGCCTGTACGCTTCGCTCCGTGTGAACGGCCAGATTGCCCAACTTAATGATAAACGGCAGTTTGCCCCATGTGTTGTAGTCCACTGCAAAACGGAAGGTCGGCTCATGAATGAGCGCCTGCAGATTATCTTTATAAGGCATCTGCATCGTCTTATCAGCCGAATACACCCATTTGACCGCTAACTCCAGAGCTTTTCTGCTGCCGACGGCGCACATTGCAGGCGCGGAAGCATACACCTTTTCCGCTTCGATCGCAGCCGAGGCAAATAGCGCGTACTCCTTTTTATCTTTTAGAAATCCGAAGTTCGACATGTAATCCACTCCTGTCTGTATGCATTCTCTGCCGCTTGGCAGTATCTAAAGCTCAAAGAGCTGTAATATTTTGATTTGTCGGTCTGTTCGACGAAGGCTGCGAATTGCTCTTGCTGTTCGATGGGCGGTACTATAAACTCTGTTTTTTCCATACCGCTTTTGGTAAGGTGCATCATTGCTATGCCGTGGGAATCTCCCATTAGCGACTCCGTTGCATATTCGAGCAACTTACAAAGAAATTGTTTGTTGTATGCTTCGCCAACAAGAACTTTCCATATGTGGTAGTGGTAAATTACCTTACCGCCATTCCATATCTGTGGGCCGAATGATGCTGACCAAGCATAAAGCAAATCGCCATTATCGCAATACTTATCATCATCGAGTTCTAAATCGGAATAGTACCATCCGCGATTAGAAAAGAAATTACCGACGCGCAACACAGGATATTTGCCGCTGTCCAGCAGCTCGTCCTGCTTGTATGCTCTGCCGTTCAGTAGGGTAGCGTTTACTTCTAGTGCTACTTTTCGCCATCCGTGTTGGTTCAGTACCGGATCACCAAACAGTTCAATAAATCGGGACTTGACGAGCTGATCCAAATAAGTGGTTTCGGCATGACGTTGTTCAATGAGGTAGTCGATTTTTTCAAGCACGCGAACTATTTCATTCTGTTCATCTCTTGAATATATGCGGATTTCAAGCTCTTTCACGACCTTGAAATGTCTACTATACCCTAGATTCGGAATTTTTGCTGCCTGCAGGGCGTAATATAAGTATTTGGGGTTGTCCTTTATATTTGTTGGGCGGAGGATCTTTACTCCATCTGCGCCAATAAAGAAGGGCTGCTCCATATACTTTATTGCGCGGGTATGGTCACCGAAAATGATAGCAGGGACATTTTTGAAAATTCCAGCATCATCGTTCCACCATCCCGCAATAACACGTTGCCCTTGATCGACTATCGGGAATTGCCCAGTGAGGCAGTACTTCTCTTGCGGGATTTTGGTACCTTCTTTAGTAACATCCCGATATAAATTGGTAAATTTTTCGATCCGCATCACGCCGCCACCCCCATCTTACCGCAAAGTTTTGATTTGTCGGTCTGTTCGACGAAGGTATAGTAGGCATTTTGAACCTCTATTGGCGGTTGAATGATTTGAAATTTTGACACTATTGGAACATTCAAGTTCGGCATTGTCTGTCCCACCGCCATATCTTCAATACCCTTCTTGAATGAGGGGAATGAGATTATTTTCTGCAAATAATCAGCAGTTACTTCGCCTTTCGTTCTAATCAAAATGCTACCTGTTCCGCAGAGCAGTCCTCCTGTCTGAACCACAGCGCACCGACCCATTTCACCCCTTCGTCCCATTACTACATCCCCAACTTGAAGGTGGTAGGCACTCAGCTCTCTAAATTTTTCATCTGAAACTGTAAGTTCCTTATCAACGGATATTTTTCCAGCCACAATATGTGACGGATTGACAAGTGCGTGACCATTTGCAATGTAATCCTCTTTATGAAGCAGTGATCCAAAGGGTCCTATTTTTATTTCTGCCAACTTTGAAAGCGGTATTTTAGGATACCCATGCGGATTACTTACCGGATCACCGAACAGTTCGATAAATCGGGATTTGATGAGCTCATCTAGCTTGTGTAGCTGTTGTTTTCGACCATCAATTATTTGTTGAAGTAACGAAAAAGACGCAACAACTTTTTCATTTTCAGCGTTGCTGCCAATCGGCAGTTCTAGAGCATCTATGTGCTCGTTACGGATATTGTTAATATTTGCCCCAATTGCAACTTCTGAGATCTTTCGGCGGTAGGCATTACTTTGGAAGTACATACTTAGATAATTTGCAACATCCTGGTTGGGCCGAACGACTTTACAGAATGCACCAAATGTACACTCTGTATCAAAATTAAAACTCGCTGCCTTTCCAACTAATTGTTTACTTCCGCTTGAAGCACATACCAAGATATCGCCTTTGCAAAGATATTGCTCCCTTGCAACCCTACTTTTATCTACATAGACTACATCATCAAAATTGATTCTTCCCTCAAAAATATTATTTGCTCTCAACAAGGTTACAGAGTTTTCGTCAAGGTTTTCATGCAAATCTTCGGTTTTATAAGAGACACCGCGTATTTGTTTTGCCAGCTCTGAAACTTTTTTTCTTTTCATCCCTTCATCCCCACAAATCCGAATTTGCGAGTGCCTCCTTCCTCATTCACCGAGCAGGGCACGTAATGCCTTTGTTTCCGCATTAATTTGCTCATTCAGCTTTTCCAGTTCGTCAAGTATTTCACTCGTAGGAGGATACTCAACAGCCACATACTCGGTCTTTTTGTACTTGTTGATAGAGAGGTCGTATCCATTGTCTACGAGTTCCTGCTTCGGTACGAAAAAGCTCTGCTCGGTGCGCTCGCGTGTTGCTTCCTGCTCCAAGTGGCGGAATCTCTGAATGATATCGGGAATATCGTTATCCGCAATCTCGGAACGCTTGTCGTCGAGGCTGAAGCCGTCGGCCTTCATGTCATAAAACCATACTTTGTCGGTACCGCCAGCGCCGGTCTTTGTAAATACCAGCACAGCGGTGGAAACGCCTGCATATGGCTTGAATACGCCGGACGGCATCGAGATCACCGCACGGAGCTGGTGGTTTTCGATGAGCTCTTTGCGAATGGATTTATGTGCCGAGGATGACCCGAATAACACACCATCCGGAACGATGCAGGCACACTGGCCACCTTTTTTCAGCATCCGCAGGAACAAAGCAAGAAACAGAAGCTCGGTTTTCTTCGTGTTTGTTACTGCCTTAAGATTATCATGGATGCTCTCTGCGTCGATCGTTCCCTTGAACGGAGGATTTGCCAAGCACATTGTAAAGCGATCGGAAATCTGATTCTGCTTCGACACGCTATCCTTATATTCAATCTCCGGATTGCTGATAGAGTGCAGCATAAGGTTCATCGCAGAAATGCGGAGCATGGTGTAGTCCGTATCAAACCCCGTAAATGCGGGGCCTGCAAAATGCTGCCATTGCTCGGAGGTCATGGTATCCTCATAGTTGCGACGGATGTACTCCGACGCAGAAACCAAGAAGCCAGCCGTTCCGCATGCCGGATCGCAAATAGTATCATCCGGTGTTGGCTGCAGCAACTCGACCATCATCTCTCGGATATGTTTCGGAGTGCGGAACTGCCCGTTCTGGCCTGCTGTAGCCAGCTTGCCAAGCATGTACTCATACAGGTCGCCCTGCATATCCAACTCTGCAATATCATGTTCGTAAAGGTCGTCCAGCCCCGTGATTATTTTCTGAAGCAGCTGTGGGGTGGGGATGATGAACATTGCATTGCTCATATACCGTGCAAAAGCGGTCGTACTTTCATCCGCCTTGCCTGGTTCGTCTTCGATCTCTACAAGCTCACCCTTTTCATTAAAATCAGGGAGGCGACCATACTTCATGCTTTTAATCGCAGGAAATACCCGCTGGGAGATCACGTCGAAAATCTGGCGCGGATCGTCGTTTTTGAATTTGCTCCAACGCATTGATTGCCCGACGGGAGACTGGGGGAAAATCTTTGCCATCTTTTCGCCGGTCATCGTTTCAAATTCTTCGGTCTCCAGTTCCTTTTCGTCGAGGGAACGGATGAACATGAGATATGTAAGCTGCTCGATAACAGTCAGCGGATTTGCTATGCCGCCAGCCCAAATGTCTGTCCAGATCTTATCGACCTTATTTTTAACTGCTCCTGTAATCATTCCGCGTTTCCTCCGACAATATTGTTAATGTGTTCTTTGTACTGATCGATTATGTTGGGCGGGGAGATGACCTGCATTCTGTTCCCGAACTGCGCCAGCCATCCAAAAAAGGGAGGGCTTATCTGCACATGTACTGTCGCCGCGCAGGTGGTGTCGTTCACGGACATCATAGGTGTGTCTTCTCCAAACTTATCAAACACGGGGCTGATAAGCTGCTTGCTGAACTGTATCACAACGTCCTCCAGCTCGCCGCTGAACATTTTGAAAACCTGCTCCGTATATTCTGCCACGCCATCGATCCGGGCTACAGCCTCATCCGACATTACCGATTCTTCTACAACGGTAAGATGATCTATGCGATCAATGCGATAGTTGGCGGTGCTGTCCGGATGCTTGCTGCTGTATGCCATCAGATAGTAGTTGTCTTCATTGAAGATAAGAGCGACCGGCTCCACGTAGTAGCGTTTCTTGCTGCCATCGCTGGCGGTCACATATACACGCTCCGACTTTTCATTCAAATGAAAGTAGTTGAATTCGATCTTCTTCCTGCGAATGATGGCATTCTCAATGCCGTCCACCGTGTAGAGAATGGCTTCGTTGGTGTGCTTCCGGGTGTTGAAGCATACCATGTTTTCTTTTAGCAGTTCAGCTTGATGTGATCCACCGAGAGCGGCAACCTTTTCTATCAGCTCGACTGTTTTTTTCTCTGTGATAAAGCTGGCTGCCTGTACCGCATCAATCAGTATTTTTATCTCCGGCACGGTGAGCTCATGCTCCGGAACATAGTAGAACTTTTCCTTATCCTTCAGGTAGCTCATGATCTCGAAGCCATTTTTCTGCATCACTTCGATATCCAAACTCAGCGTCCTGACATTACTGGAAATGCCCATCTCATTCAGCCGTCTGCAGAGCTCGACGCGGGAGATGGGATGTGTTTCATCCGTCTCTTTACGCAGCAGCTCATAAAGCTTTAGCAGCTTGATTTTTTGCATATTGGCAGCCATGCTGTGCCTCCTCTTTGAAATGGGTATAATAATACTAATTAAGTATAACACAAAACTTCCGATTTTTCAAGGCTTATGCGTAATTATATCATTACTCGAACTGGATTTTTCGCAAACATCAGGTTCAAGTCCTATACCCTAAACACATTTAGTAGTTGCTTGCAGAGCAAAGAAATTCTATTTGTACAACAGTGATTTCGGTATTCTTTTGCTGCTGAACGCAAAAAACGGGCTTCGGAGTAACCAATCGACCGCTCCAAAGCCCGTTTTTTCTATTATTAGCCCTGTATTTTGACCTGAAAGCAAGAATAAACCTCTCTTGTCTTGGTAGACAAGAGAGGTTTCTTTTCTGGTTGCGGAGGCAGGACTTGAACCTGCGCCTTCTGGGTTATGAACCTAATGAGCTACCAACTGCTCCACTCCGCTATATAAAACAACAGCAAGCAAACCGTCTAACAATTGTCTAACACCA